TTGGCTGTCCTGTTGAGGTTAAACGTATTGCTTTAATGGAAGAACAAGTTATAAAATGGAAACTTCCACCAGCACCAGCAAAAGTAGGCGACAGTAGAACAGCGAATTGGGGCGGTCTTGGTCAAGTAGAACTTGACGCGGTGAAACCCGAAAAACTTCAATCGCTTTGCAAAAAAGCAATTACTGAATTTTTAGACCCCGATTTATACGAAGACCTACTTGAAGAACAGGCAAAGGAAAAACAACAATATGTTACAGAAATAAAAAATTACGTTACTAACTTAAATTTCGACTAAAATGAAAACTATCAAAATTATCATTATCGCTATTATCTTTTTACTTTTATTTACTTCTTGCGAATGCGAAGAAGTGGTTGTTTGCCACCCGACAAAGACCGAAAGCGTCGTTTATAACAGCCAAGACAATATAATTAAATTAAACGGCGTTTGGCTTACAAATATGAATATGAACGTTGTACCATTTCAAAGGCTTCAATATATTGGAATCGACCAAAGCATTGGAAACAATTCGCTAAGAATTACTTCGGAACGTGAAATTTTAGAGGTTTTTAACCCTTCTTTTAATTACCCTTTTACCCTTACGTGGGTAAACTCAAAAGAAGTAATATTTCATTCAAATTACTTGACAAACTACTATAATAACAGCGACGTTTATTATTTCGTCATAACAACAGCTTTATAATGGAATACCAAAAAAACCAAATAAATTACACAGTAAAAGCGAAGCATTGCGACGGGTCAAGAATAATGAACGTAATTTTAAGAAACCTGAAGAAAAACGAAGCCTTGAAAGTTATCGAATTAAAAACGCCTTTGCACCTTCGTAACGGCGGCGAATACATTCACGAACATAACATTGATTTTAAAGATAAAAACCAAACTAATAAGCTGGAAACTATCAAAAACGAAATCGTTGCTTCGATTCCTGAATTGTTCCCGATTAATTACTTCTTCAAAATCAATAGTCACTTCAGTAATTTTGTAACTTTTGGATATAAACACGAAGGCACTTTTTACGGAATCGACGGCAATTTTTTCGATATTTACAGCAAAATAAAAGAACAGAAACCAAATAGCGAACCAATTACAGCTTACAAAATCGATGTCTAAAATTTATTTTCAATATTACCCAGCAAAAGTGAACGTTCCCGAACCATTGGGAACGGTCACTTTATTTGAATTTTTGAAAGCAAACCAAAACCCAAACGATAAAACAAAAGACGTATTTCGTCGAATTGCTGAAGCTGAAGCGAACGGAAACCAAAAGGAAAAAGCGAAGCTTAAACAGGAAAATCTTTACTATTTTACGCCTTGCGTAGTGTCGAACGGTCAAGGTCGTAAATATAGCGACATAGTTAGTTTTACGGGTCTTTTAGTGCTTGACTTCGACCACATTGAAAACGCGGTTGCTTTCAAATATTACATTTTCCAAAATTACGATTGTATTATTGCGGCTTGGCTTTCACCTTCAAAGAAGGGCGTTAAATTCTTGGTCAAAATTCCTGTTGTAAGTTCAACAGACGAATTCAAAGCGTATTTTTACGGGCTGGCTATTGAAATGGATAAATACAAAGGTTTTGACGGTTCGGGTCAGAATTGTATTTTGCCGCTGTTCCTGTCTTACGACGAAGACCTTCTTTATAGGGACGACGCTGTTGAATGGACGGTAAAAGGAAAAAAGATAAACGAATTTCAAGTTTCTGAAATTACACCTGTAAAAGTTCAGGCTGGAAATACGGAAAAATTACAGGTTCAAAGAATCATTCTTTCGCTTGTAAATAAAATTATTGACAACGGTCACCCGCAAATAAGGGCGGCTGCTATTACGTTGGGCGGTTACGTTGCCACGGGTTACATTGAATTTCACGAAGCCGAAAGCTTTATTTTTAGTTTGATTCAAAATAATTCTTATCTTCGCAAAGGTGTCGAAGGTTATCAAAAGACAGCGAAATCAGCTATTCAAATCGGAATGAAGTCACAACTTTTTTTAAAAGACAATAAGTAAACAACGTGAAGAACGTTACGCATATTTATTTCAGTTGTGGAATAGTGCAAAACGGAGCATCGATTTAAAAATTAAGATTACAAACACACAATAAACATTTAATTAACCCAAAAACCACAATTGAATAAATATGCTGTTAGCAAATCGTTGTGGTTATTTAAACAAATAGTAATTATGAACAAAGATTTATTTACAAAAGAAAGAAATGACATTTTAACTCAAATAAGAGATTTAAGATTAAAAGAAACTGAATTACTTGAAAATTATATTCGAGAAAACAAACAATATGAAATAGGAGAAAGAGTAAAAGTTACGAATTCTAGAGGGATAGTTTCTTTTGGATATGTTACAAATATCAAAGTTGATTCAAGAAATGAGATAGATTATAGTTTAGTTAAAGAGAAAAAAGACGGAACTCCAAGCAAAAATACATTATATAATTTTTCTTCTAAAATTTCTAAAGAAAACGATTAGTAACAACGTGAAGAACAAAGAAATCACACCGAAGGACTTCCTGAAGGAAGACTTTGTTGACCAAAAAAAATACGTTCCATTTGACGAAACCCCCGAAGTGCAAGAAGCACGTTCGCAGCAAGAAAAAGAAGCTTGGCGCGAAGTTTATTCTTTTGCACACTTAATCAACCGCGAAGGTAGAAACTACACAGACACAGACATTAAAAACCTGTGCGAACGTTTTCTTCTGTCACTTGAAAAAGTGCGTAAAGTTTTTTCACGCGTATTTTCAGAAAATGCCGACGCTTTCGGTATTTCAGAAAAACCTGAAATCTACAAAGTAGAATATTTTCTTCGTAAGAATTGGGAGTTCGTCAGAAATGAAGTAACGCAGCGTTCGGAATATCGAAAAGCTGGAACAGAAGAAGACTTTGACAAACTAAACGTCGATACATTATACAGAAAATTACAGCACGTTAATTTCAAATTCTCAATGGAAAAACTGAAATCGCTGTTGAAGTCGGATTTTATGACATTATACAACCCGTTTAAGAATTACTTCGAACAGCTTCCAGCTTGGGACTATGAAAAGGACTATATCGGCGAACTTGCCAACTATATAACGGCGTCAAATCAAGAATTTCACGTTACGCAATTTCGTAAAATGCTGGTTCGTTGTGTCGGTTGTGCTTTGTACGGCATTGAAAATCGTTTTGTATATGTTTTAATCGGTGAAAAACAAGAAAAAGGCAAAAGTACATTCATTCGTTTTTTAAACCCGTTCGGGTCGAAGTACTACACAGAAGCACCGATTCGCGACAACAAAGATACCTATTTTAGCTTTTCAGAAAATTTCATTTACAACCTTGAAGAACTCGCTTCGCTTTCGAATATCGAAGTCAATCATTTGAAATCAATTATTTCAATGGCTATGATTAAGGAACGAAAAGCCTTCGCGGTCGACGCCGAAGAACAGCCGCGTCGCGCCAATTTCTTCGGGTCTACGAACAAGGACGAATTTCTTACTGACAGCGAAAACACGCGCTGGCTTTGTATCAATGTCGAAGACATAAATTGGAACTATAAAACAGACGTAAATATTCACCAAGTTTGGGCGCAAGCTTACGCGCTTTTTCACGACGAAGATTTTAACCAATATTTGACCAGCGACGAAATGAAACAGCGCGACGCTATGAACAAGGCGTTTGAAATCACAGACATTGAAAAGGACCTTATTAAGCAATGCTTCGAAATAGCTTCAGAAGAAGACCCTGAAGCGTCTTTTTATTCAAACCCTGACATATTAAGTACTTTACAGGAAAAGTTTCTTGGCAAGACGCTGAACGCTAAATTTATAGGTAAATCAATGACGCAGCTTGGTTTTGTAAAAGGCAACAAGCGAATAAACGGACATAAGACGCGCGGCTATTTCGTGAAGTTAAAAACAACTTCGAACTATCAAAACGAAACGCCAGCAATAGAACCGAAAAAGAAAGAAGGCGGCGAACAGGGCGAAATTAAGTTTAAATTCTAAAAGTGGAACAACGGAACAAAAAACGCGTTCCACTTTAAAAAGTTGATAGTCAGGCGGTTAAGTAGGGGCGGAACATTGGAACACTTAATTCCTTATTCAGTTGAAAAAGCACAATGAAAATGGTAAAACTAAAAAAGGTAAAGAATAGAGAATTCAACGTTCCAGCGTTCCACTATAATAATAATAATAATTTAAAAGTTTATAATTACTAATAAAATAAGGGGTTAAGCGCTTTTTTAAAAGTGGAACACTAACGGAACATTAAAAATTTAATGTTCCACTAAAAAACTAAAACAATGGAATCAAAAGAAAATCAAAAAGAAACTGAAGGGCGAATTCAAGCGGAATGCTTTCAATGGTTCAATAATACCTTCCCAACTTTGCGCGGTTTAATGTATCACGTTCCAAATGGCGGTAAAATGAGTGGTTCAGCTGGGAACAGGTTAAAAGCTATGGGGGTGGTCGCTGGTGTGCCTGACCTTGAATTTCATTTTTGGAAAAGAACGTTTTTCTTAGAATGCAAAACACCGACAGGGACAGTTTCGAAAGACCAAGTAAAAGTTCATACCATTTTGCACGAACACGGTTTTTGTGTTTTTGTCTTCAGGTCGCTTGAAGAATTTCAAAAAATCGTTTGGGCTATTATCGAAGATAAATCGACACAGTTCACCCGTGGAATGAAGAAAATCGATTTCGATTACAGAAACAACGTTTTTAACTATCTTTACAATCTTGCTGAAGGTGAAGTTCAAGTTTTGGCTGAATTGGTTCAAGAAGAAAATCTTGACAAATTTAAGGGCTTAGTTTTTGAGTTTATGACCGAAGGCTTTGATAAATTAGAAGGCTTTGAAATTTTGTTTACGCCTGACTATTCGAGTTTTTACAAAAAAAGTTTAACCAAGGAAACCGACGTATTTTTTAACGGTTCATTAACGGCTGAATTACCAAATGACTAATAAAAAAGAAAAAGAACAAAAAAACCTTCCAGCTGCTAAAAACAAGACAGCTGTCGAAAAACAACGTGAATTTATTCAGGCTGTTTTTGACCGCAATCCTGTCGGACGTCCTCGAATGTACTCGACTAACAAAGAACTTGAAGAACAAATCAATCTTTATTTCGTTAATTGTTACGAAGAATGTATTAAGCTGACAATCACAGGTTTAATTTTATTTTGTGGTTTTTCAGACAGAAAAAGTTTTTACGAATACGAAAAAAACCCTGAATTTACCCACACTATCAAGAAGGCGCGCACCCTTATCGAAATGAATTACGAACTTATGCTTCAAGAAGCATTTCCACAGGGCGCCGTTTTCGCGCTCAAAAATTTGGGCTGGTCGGCTGAAGAAAAAATTGAAAACACGGTAAAAACCAAGACTGAATTCTATATTGGCGGCGACGAAGACGAAGACGACAATTATACAAACGACGACTACACAGACTATGAAGAAACTGAATAACGACACCGAACGCATAAGGTTAAAATTCAATTGGAAGAAATTTAACCCGAACTTTCACCACTTAGAACGCGAATTTGCCAATACGGCAAGGCGTTTTTTGTGGTTTTACGGCGGTTCGTCTTCGGCTAAGTCCTACAGTATAGCCCAAGCGGTTATAATAATCGCGACGCTTATCGAAGGAAGTGACACGCTTGTATTTCGTAAGGTGTCGGCAACGCTTGAAAGTACTATATTCAAGGACTTTGTGACGGTTATCAATACGCTAAGGTTGAACGCTTTTTTTACCATAAATTACCGAAAAATCACTTGCGTAAATGGTGCGGTCATTGTCTTCAAAGGTCTTGATAATTCCGAAAAAATAAAAGGAATTTCGGGCTTTAAGCGCGTGGTTATGGACGAAATTAGTGAAATGGAACTTTCAGACTTCAAGCAAGTTCGTAAGCGTTTAAGGGGTCGACTTGGTCAGCAAATCGTTTGCGCCTTCAACCCTATTGACGAAGAACATTGGATAAAAAAGGAAATATTTGACAAACAGGCGAAAATTCCATTAAAAACTACACTTTCAAAAAGAAACGGCACTTTAAAGCTTGATATCGACCCAATTTATACAGAAGTAGCTGAAAAGTGGCAAGGTGCGCCGATAATAGTCAAAGGAATCGAACAGCCTTCGAATTTCGTAGTTGTGCGCTCGACCTATTTAAACAATTTTTGGGTCGTTGGTTCGCCTTGCAAAAGCTTCGGATTTTATGACACCCAAACGATTATTGACTTCGAACAGGATAAGCTTAACGATTACGATTTTTACGCTATTTACGGGCTTGGTTTTTGGGGCAAGCTGAATAAGGGCGGCGAAATGTACAAGAATTTTGACCCAAGGCGTCACGTTTGCGACCAAATCGAATACGACCCTGAAAAGTCGCTTCACTTGACTTTTGACGAAAACGTTAACCCGTTTATGACGCTGGATATATTTCAGGGCGAAGACCTTAAAACGTGGCAAATCGACGAAATATGCCTTGAAGACCCAAGAAATACGCTAAAACATACAATGTACGAATTTAGGAAGCGTTACCCGCCAAACGGTCTGACAGTATTCATATACGGCGACAGCACCAGCAAGAAGGCGGACGTTAAGCTTGAAAAAGGGGTTAATTTCTTTGTATTGGTTGAAAACGAACTTACTGAATTTGGCTATAACGTCATTCGAAGGGTTCCGACCAAGAACCCGAACGTCGAATTGCGTTGCAATTGGTTTAACGCGGTGCTTAAAGGTCTTGACGGTATTGAAGTCTTATTTTCCGATAAATGCGTTAAAACCGTAAGCGATTACAAGTACCTAAAACAAGCTTCTGACGGCTCGAAGCATAAGGAAAAAACAAAAAACCCCGTTACAGGAGTAGTTTACGAAAAATACGGACATAACACCGACGCGAATGACTACTTTTTTACGGCATATTATTACAATAGTTTCGCCGCCTTTGGTAGACCTAAAAACGTTCAAAAAGCCATTGTTTCGACGCGTGTCAAGAAAAACCTTTACTAATAAGAAAATTTTATTATATTTGTGCTTTATATAAAAACTTAAAATCATTAAAAATGGCAAAATTAAAAACCAAAGTAGTTGTTTTATCAGTAGAACACCGCGAAGAAGACAACAGAATTGTCACTTTTTCACCAACTGACGCAAACGGAAACGCTAACGTATCAAATAATTTAAAAATCGTTTGTAAGGGCGAAAAAGGCGACAATTTCGAAGAAGGCGAAATTTACAGTTTAACCATTGAAAAAGTCACAAAAGAAGAACCGAAGCTTACAAAGAAGGAAAAAGACGCTGAAGTTTTCGGAAACTTAAAAATCTCTTTAGATAAATTAAAATAGCAATCCCACGCTTTTATAAATAATTTGCGCCCTACTAAATTGGGGCGCTTTTTTTTTATATATTTGTCAATAAATAAGGAAATTATGTTTTTACTTAAAAAAGATTATTACATTGTCATTGACGAAGAAGACCTTGACGTTGTGACATATTCCAGCGATAACGGAACCACTTCGGACGCTATTATTGCGGAAACTGAAACGAACGTAATTCAAGAAGTTTGTTCTTATTTGTCAGGTCGTTATGATATTTCGAAGATTTTCGCTAATATCGAAGAACACACAGCGGGCGCCACTTATGCAGCTGGTGAATTTCTTTATGACGAAACAACTGACGCCTTTTATACGGCACTTGAAGCGACAAACGCAAACGACCTATTGACAGACGAAACCAAATTTAAAAAAGGCGACACAAGACCCGCTTTAATTAAGCGCCACGTCATTAATATAGCGCTTTACGAATTACACAGCCGTATAAATCCGCGCAATATACCTGAATTCAGAATTCAGCGCCGCGACGATTCGATTGAGTGGCTTAAAATGGTTCAAAATCCACGAAATAACATAAGCGCCGACTTCTTGCTTCCAATTCGCGACTTTGGCGAACAAAAAGGCAACGATATAAGTTGGAATTCAAGACAAAAAAACACACACCAATACTAAAAAGCTATGTCGAAAAATAGATTCAAAAGATCAAAGCCACAAATGAAGGTCATACAAACACAAAACGCTTATATAAAAAAGCGCCCTAAGAATATAGTCGAAAATATTACTAAAACGGCACTTTACAGACAGCGCGCGCAAATTCAGGCTTGGCTTCACGCTACACAGACAGCCGAAAGCATTATTTCGCCAAATAACACGGAATTAATTCGAGTTTACAAGGACGTTGAAGTTGACCTTCATCTTTTTGCGCTTATGCAAACCATTCGTCTTATGGTAGTGGCAAATAATTTCTTTATTTACGACGCTGCTGGCGAAGTAGACGAAAAAACTACTGAATTATTCAAAAAGAAATGGTTCCGAAAAGCAACCAAACATATAGTTGATAGTGAGTTTTACGGTTTTAGCCTTATTCAGCTTTTAGACGTAAAAGACGGTATCTATTCAGACGCCGAACTTGTGCCGCGTGAATACGTTGTTCAGCAAAGAAGGGGCGTAAAAACGTCGCTGGCGAATATCAAAGACCTTGTTCCTTTTGACGCTCCTGAATACGCGAATTGGCTTATTCCTGTAGGTGATATTGATAACTTAGGGCTTTTGCATAAGGCGGCTCCGATTGTAATTAAGAAAAAAGAAGTCGTTTCAGCTTGGTCTGAAGCTGCTGAAATCTTCGGTATGCCTTTACGTCTTGGTAAAACCAATATCGGCGACCCTGTCAGACGTGCAAATATGGAAGAAATGCTTGAAAATATGGGAACAGCCGCTTGGGGTGTTTTTGGTGAAGACGACGAAGTTATTTTTGTCGAAGGTGCTAAAAGTGACTTCTTTAAAATATACCAAGAATTCATAAATACAGCAAATAGCGAACTTTCAAAGGGCTTTTTATTACAAACAGGAACCACAGACGAAAAATCTTATTCAGGTAGCGCTGGCGTTCACGAAAGCGTACTTAAAACGTTAATTGAAGCTTACATTGTACTTGTTGAAGAAGTTACAAATGAATCAATTATTCCAGCAGCGGTGCGTTTGGGCTTGGTGCCTATCGGTTCACGCCTAAAAGCTGACAACGAACAGAAGCTTTCATTCGACGAAATGATTCGCGTCTTAGAAGTTTTAATTAGCACGAAAGAAGTGCCAAATGATTGGATTGAAACAACTTTTGGCGTTCCTGTAGAAGACGCCAAAATTCAAGACGTGGCTAAGGCTGCTATAAACCCGAAAAAGGGGTTTAATTCAGTAATGTCTGAAGTAAAAAATATGTATTCAGGAACTTTAAAAACTTGTTCGCACTAATGGCAAACTTTTTAGGATATACCGACCAGCAAATTGAAGCGCTAATTAACAACGTTTACAGCGGCGTTGTGACGCGCGACAATTTGCCTGTCGATTTATACGAAGATATAAAACGACGCCTTAACGAAGCGGTTTTTGCTGGTTTTGGCGGGTCTTATAGCAAGTTTTCGACAGACACAACAGAAGGGCTTATTATGGCTGGTTTTGAAAAAAATATTGCTGTTTTTTCAGGCGCGAAAACCTTTCAACAGGTGAACGATATGAGTAATTTTTTATTCGCCAGCGCTGAAAAGTTGCCTTTCGGTGAATTTAAGAAATACGCAAACGAAATATTTCAGACTTACAACGAAAATTGGCTTCGCACAGAATACAATACAGCGATAAGCCAAGCGTCAAGCGGTGCTTCTTGGGCTGAATACGAAGCGAGCGCTGAAACGTTCCCTTTGATTAAATTCTTGACTGTTGGCGACGGTCGCGTTCGTGACAGTCACAAAGATTTTGACGAAATAGTTCGCCCAATAGGTGACCCGTTTTGGAACGAAAATTTTCCGCCTTTAGATTGGAATTGCCGTTGCATTACTGAAAAATTAGAAGAAGGCGAAGAACCGATTACGGACATATCAAGCAAAACGCTTCCTGAAGTGCCGCCGCTGTTCAAAATGAACGCTGGAAAAGACAAAGTAATATTTGACGAAAGCGTTCACCCTTATTTTAAAGTTGAAAAGCGCTATAAGGTAGCCCTTAAAAACAATTTCGACCTTCCTTTTGTGCCTGAAGTAAAACCAGCGAAAGCGCCGAAGGTTCCAGCTGCTAAAAAACTGACAGCTAAAAAAGCCAGCGAAGAAATTCTTAAAATAGAAGGCTTTAAAAAGACTGTAGCCATACAAGAACAGCTTAATTCTATTGTAAAGGAATTAAACGGCGACGCAAAGCTTATTTCTTTAGCTTCAAGGGACTTGCGAAACGAATTGATAATAAAATACAACCTTAAAAAAAAGAATTACGACGAAATCAAGGCTGGTTTGTCGGTGCTGAAAGAAGAAAACGCCAAAAAAGTTATTGAACTTTTGAAAGTTGAAAATCCTATTGAATTGGGTTACGATATAAGCAAGACTTCAATTGCTAACAACAAGCAAATTGTCAGTCAGGCGAACGCGTTTAATTCGCTGGTGTCAAAGACTTGGCAACCAAAAAGCAAGTCGGTAAAAATAACCGTAAGCAAGCGAATACAAAGGGCTTTTTTCAGGAAAACTGACGGCGTTAGTCTTTCGCCTTTTAATGGTTCCGAAACTATACTTCACGAAATAGGGCATTTCTTAGAACACGACAGACTTGACTTGCACGCTGAAATAATGGCTTTTTTTAACAGGCGAACCGTTGGCGAACAAGCAAAATCTTTGCAATCGTTAACAGGTAATCGAGGTTATGCAGCTTACGAAATAGCCAAGAAGGACAACTTTATTGACCCGTATATTGGTAAGGTTTACGGTCGCGAAGGTTCGTCTGAAATACTAACAATGTGGTTTACAGAAGTCTTGACAAATCCAGCGCGACTGATTGAAAAAGATTTTGAATATTTTGAATTCATTTTTAACCTTTTAAGAAAGTAGTTATGATAAAATGTAAAAACGGTGAAGAAGAAATTAAAATTTCAGAAGGCGAAATTAGCCTTTCAGAAGGCGTTTCTTTTTTACAAGGCGTATTTGATACGTTCGAAACAAATCCTGAAGCTGGAAGCCCTGAAATAGCTTTTTTTGAAACGTTTCTTGAGCCGATAGGGTTTAAAATTGTAGAACAGACCGAAGAACCTGAAGAAATCTATTAAAATGGCTTTTAACTTTGAACAAAAAATAAAAGACTTTCAAAAACTGAAGCGAAATTTACCCGCGCAAGTCGGTAACATAGCCAAGCGCCATTTCGTCGAAAGTTTCAGAAATCAAGGGTTTACAGACGCAAGCCTTGACCCTTGGGCGGTACGAAAAACAAGCGATAAAAGTGACAGAAGTAAAAGGAACGCCGATAAGCCGCGCGCTATTTTAGTTAAAACAGGTCATTTGCGCGGTTCAATTCGCGTAAGGGTGTCAACGTTTGACTTAATAGAAATCGGCGCTTACGGGGTGCCTTATGCGCGTTTTCACAACAACCCGAAAGGAAAAGGCGTAAAACGTCAATTTATTGGACGGTCAAGGTTGTTAACAAAAAAGATAAAAGCTAAAATTAGCCAAGAAATTAATAAAATAATGTAATATGAACCCGAAACTTGACCTTTTCAACGCTATAGAAGCGAGAATTAAGACCGAAATACCTGAAATAAAGACGTTTAAGCTTTACAACAACCAATTCGCCAAGGAAAAAGCCGAAAAAGCTTTTGGTTACCCCGCTTTAATGGTTGAATTTGTCGAAGTGCCATATATTACCAAGAATGAAAGCCTTCAAGAAGCTGACCTTACACTTATTTTTCACCTTGGTTTTGCTTCGCTTAAAACCGAAGACCGCCAAATATTTGAGTTGGCACAAAAAGTCAATCAAAGTTTACAGGGGTTTTTTGTGGTCGATAGTTTTTCGCCATTGAACAGAAGGCGCGAACTTCAAGACACAGACCACGACGGCGTAATTGTTTGGAAAATGGAATATAACACGCTTTTAAGCGATAACACGGCACACAGAAAAAGAAGGCTGGTTTTAATGACCACAGAAGTAGACCTTGAAATTGAAAAAGACCAAAGCGCGCCTTGGCTTCAACAATTAAACCAATAAAAAAAGCCTTCCAATTGGAAGGCTTTCTTAATCAATAAAAAAAACAATAAGTAAGAAGGTATCAAGCCCCAAATATAAGTTTATTTTACGACTTGCAAAGCTTTTTCGTCTTTTAATTTTCTATTCGTTAAAGCTTCAACTTCTACTTCTTTTTTTTCTCGGTTTTCAATGTCTTTGGTTCCTGTGTTTTGTTCTAAACCTTTTTTTAACAGCGCTTTGTTTCTTGCGGCTACTTCTGAAGTATTAGTTTCCAGCGTGAACCCGTTCGGCTTCCAATTTACGCGAAGAACTACAAAACCGCCGACGCTATAAACTTGGCTCTTAAAACGTGAATCTGTTTTTGACGTTGTGGCTGTAGACTGAACAGCGATTTTCTTCGAAAGAACGTCTTCAGGATTGTAACCGTTTCTTTTTAACTCGCTTCTTAGTGCATTGTTTACCACTTTAAGCGCGTTGTGAACGAAGTCAATTGCTTGCTGTTCGATTGTGATTAAATTCGCGTAATTTTCTTTTGCGCGTTCGAAATTGGTCTTTGCAAAGTACGGCTTCCAGCCGAAAAAAGCTAAAATTGAATTAACTATTCTTTTCATTTTTGTTGGTTTTAGCGAAGTCCTTCCAAATAGTGTCTTCAGATAGGAATAGTTCCGCAGCTATTCGACGAACCACGTCGCCGACGTTAAGGCTTTTGTGTCTGTCGTTTATTTGCTGTTTTACGTATTCAGCGCGGTCTTCAAGCGTTTTTTGGTTCTTCTTCATTTTGTTATTTACTATAAAGACAAATTAAAAGCAAAAAATCGACATATCAAAACAAAAAATTAAATTAATATTGTGCTATGAATTGGAAACATATAAAAAATATCGACAAAAAGCGCAATTTCGCCGAAATGTTTATTTATGACGAAATCGCTGACAACAAAGTAAACGGCGCTTCTTTTGCTTACGAAATGCGTTATTTGATTAATTACGAAAACGTTAAGCGAATCGCTATAAAAATCAATTCTATAGGCGGTGACGTTATGCACGCGCAAACGATAATTTCCGAAATGATTGACGCCAAAGAAAAAGGCGTTATTATTGAAACACACGGTCAGGGCTTAATGGCTTCTTCGGCTGCTGTTATTTGGTTGACGGGCGAAAAACCGCACCGATACGCAAAAGATTTTTCGCGTTTAATGGTTCACGGCGTTTCGATTCCTGAAAACAACAACCTTACAGAAAACGACCTTACGGCGTTAGATAATTTCAAAAAAACATTGGTGCAAATATTGGCTAACCGAACAGGTAAAAAAGAAAAATTCTTTGAAGACCTTTTTACTAACGGAAAAGACAATTGGTTTGACACTAAACAAATGGTTAAACTTGGGCTTGTTGAACAGGCGAACGTTGAAGCTACAGGAATAGAAGTAAACATTGACGAAAAAGAAACTACGGCTGGCGTTGTTGTCGTATATAATAAGCTAATAACAACGATTGAAAATAATATTAACACAAATCAAACGAAAATGAAAAAAGTTATTGCACTTTTGAAGCTTCAAGAAGGCGTTTCTGAAGAAATTGTTGAACAAGCTATTGTTACGGTTCAAAACAGTTTAAAAACTGCGGAACAAAGAGCGACAACGGCGGAAAACTCGCTTAAAGAAGCAAACGCTAAGCTTGAAGAAGCTGAAGCAAAGGTTACAGCGCAAAACAAAGCGGCTGCTGCGCAATTTGTTAAAGATTGCATTAAGGAAGGGAAAATTAACCCTGAAAAAGAAGCTGAAGTTCTTGTTCAAGCTGAAGCTAATCTTGAAGGATTCAAAAATTTAATGTCAGCGATTCCACAGAAGGCTGCTAACATTATGAACAGAATCGGTGAAGAACAACAAACGACGACTGAAACAAGAACTTTCAGGGAGTTAGAAAAAAACGCGCCTGAAGTATTGAACACAATGAGAAAAACGGACTTAAAACAATTCGTTAATCTTTACAATGCCGAGTATAAAACCAACAAAACTGAAGCTGATTTTCAGTAAATAAAAACCCTTTTAACTAAATATTGATTATGAAAACAAAACTTTCATTCGGTAGGCTTGCAATGAACTTGGTCTTGGCTTTGTTTATTGGTGCCTTATTTTCTTCGCCTGTCTTGGGTGCTGGAATTTTCGCTTTCGGTACGGGCGCAAAATTAGTTTTTAAACAGCCTATTTTGAACCAATCGCTTGCTTTTGCTTTACAAACTGAAGTTTGGATTGCTGATATTCAAGAACAACTTTACTACGGTAATGAATTCTTATTTTTAGCACAAGACCACAGTGAATTTGTAAAGAATAAAACTGTTCATATTCCACAAGCGGGCGACAAACCAGCTGTTGTAAAAAACAGAACGGCTGTAAATACTGACCCAATTCAAAGAACGGACACAGAACTTACTTACGACCTTGACAACTATACAACTAACCCAATTCTTGTGAAAAATATCGAAGAATTGCAGATTTCGTATAACAAACGTCAGTCTGTTCTTGGTTCACATATTGCGACGCTTTCGGACACTATCGCTGTTGAAACGCTACAAAAGTGGGCTGTTTCGGGGTCTACTACACACGTTTTAAGAACTACAGGGGCGGCAACAGGTACTTTGCCACACTCTACAGCTACAGGAACGCGTTTAAAATTAACCAAAGAAGATATGGCGCGCGCTTCGGCTCGTATGGATTTAGACAAAGTTCCACAAAAAGAGCGTTACGCGGTTATGCCAGCGGCTATGTTTTACGACTTGTTTACAGACAGCGACCTTGTACGTTCACGCGCTACAATTTCAGAAGATATGCTTAAAAAAGGCGTTATTACTGAACTTTTCGGGTTCAATATCATTAAACGTGGTGAAGTTGTAACTTACACAAGTGCGGCGACACCTATTTTAAGAGCCGCTGGCGCTGCTGCTGCTGCGACTGATTGTGCTGGAACTGTTTGTTTTAGTCGTTTTATGACTTCGCAAGCTTTAGGTGAAATTATGGTGTATATCAACGAAGGTGACGCGCAAAAATACGGTGACGTAATGAGTGCCGAAGTTAACCACGGGGCGCACTATTTAAGACCTAATAATGTAGGACGTGTTTCAATTGCACAGGGTTACGTTGCACCTTAATTAAACGAATATCTTAAAATCATATAAAAAGGCGGCAAGTTAACGCCGCCTTTTTTTAACCATAAAAAACACAAACAAAATGAATGATATTATTTTTAATAGAGGTGAAGGCGGTCTTGGGCGTGCTTTAGCTGGTGAAGACCACATTTGCGGATTTATCGCTTATTTTCCTCAAACTGATATACCAATTGAGTTAAACGACAAAATAGCTGTTTTATACTCTTTTGCTGAACTTGAAAGTTATGGAATAGTTTCAGGCGATAGCGATGCAGCTACACACTTAGCTTATGAAATAAAAATGCTTTTTGAAGCTAATAGTAAAGCGGTTGTTTATTTAGCTGTTAAAGGTCTTTTAGGAACTGGCGAAATTGGTGATCCTTACGGAAGTGATTTGTCTTATATAGTAGATTTACAAAGATTTTCGGAAGGGAAAATTCGTCAAGCTGGCGTTTTAAATCATTATATTGATTTTGAGGTCGGGCAAGTGGTTTCTTTGCAAGAAGCTTGCGACATTTTAGAAGCGGAACATAAGCCTTTAAGCGTTGTTTATTCAGCTAAAACTTTGACTAATAGCGTTTCGAGTTTACCCGATTTAAGAGCGCAAGACGCCAAAAACGTTTCCGTTGTAATTGGTGCCGACGGCGCTGGTCTTGGTTATGATTTAAACCAAGCCGATGACGTTTACCCTACTATTTTAGGGCTTGCAATTGGTGTTTTATCAACAGCAAAAGTAAACGAAAATATTGGCTGGGTGGGTCGTTTTAATGTAGCAAAAAACAGTATTAACGAATTTGACGTTCCAGCTTTAAATTTAGACGGTGGCGGTCTTTTGGTTAAGACGCTCGCACCTTCAGCAATTCAGACTTTAAACGACAAAGGTTATATCTTTTTATTGAAGCATATCGGAACGGCTGGTTCGTATTTTAATGACAGCCACACCGCCAAGGTAGTAACTTCAGATTATGCTTATATCGAAAACAACCGTACAATTGACAAAGCTGTTCGCGGTGTAAGAACATTCCTGTTACCAAGTTTGAACGCGCCGTTATACGTTAACAACGACGGCACGCTAACGGAAGACACAATTGCGGGCTTCAAGAACGACGCTTTGCGCGCGCTTGAACAAATGGAACGCGAAGGCGAAATTTCGGCTAAAAGCGTGGTTATAAATCCAGCGCAAAACGTTTTAAGTTCGTCGAAGTTACAAATTACAATTAAAATCGTTCCTGTGGGCGTTGCCCGAAACATTGAAGTAAACATTGGCTTTGCCGTTAAAATCAAATAAAAATGAATAATATACCATTAGTAAACGGACGCGCTTATTCTTACGTTGAAGTTGTTGTTAAAATTGCGGGTGTCGAAATTCCTTCAGTTTCAAAAATCAGCTACACAGAAGAACAGCAAAAAGAAAATAACTACGGAACAGGTTCAAGACCTGTGTCGCGTGGTGTCGGAAAAATTGAACCGAAAGCTTCAATTGAAATGTCAATGAATGACGTCGAAGCTATTCGTGACGTTGCCCCTGACGGTTCGCTTTTAAAGTTACCGCCTTTTGATATTCAAGTAACGTTTTTGAACGCTCAAAAAGTAGTTACGCACGTTGTTAAAAACTGCGAATTTACAAACGACGGCGTTGAAGCTGGAACAGACGACAAAGACATTAAAAAAAGCTTTGACTTAATTCCGTCGCATATAGTTTACAGATAACACTTTTTTTTATATCTTAGCAGAAATTTAAAAACAAAAGTAAAATGTCTGTTAAAAATCAAAAAAAAGTACGTTACGAAATCGAGGTTGAAGGCGCAAAGGGTTTCCTTGCGCCTTTGTCGTTTCACGTTGCCGAAGCTGCGCTTGGGCTAACATTCCGCCAATTTCCAAAAATGATTTCAGCGGGTGAAATTATTGTAAATTCGTTGTTCTTACACGGTTCGCCGAAATACAAAAACGACCAAAAAAGCGCTTGGTGGTCGCGCGTGTGTCTTGAAGCTTATAAAATTCTTGACCTTATCGCTTATAAAGTCGAAGACGACGTTATTATTGTAGAAAGTGAAGGCAAAGAATACAAATGTAAACTTCACAGCGATATCAGCCGCGACACTTTAGAAGACGCCCTTGGGTTAATTCGTCCGAACGCTGGAAATCCTATGCCGTTAACAGCTGGTCGAATGATTTTAAAAGAATGTTGGGTTGAAGGTGACGAAGAAATTCTTACGAATGATGAACTTTTGATTCCAGCGTGTTTGGCGGCTTATTACAGAATTGAAGAAAAAGAATCTTCGTTAAAAAAAGTTTAGGTCAGTATGTTATTCCTTTTGAAGACGACGACAGTTGTTTTGAATTGGTGAAAATGAATGCGCTTTTAAGGTTTTATTTTAAAGAAGACCCTGACACGCTGACCGACGAACAGTTTGCAAAGCGCTGGAACCAGCTAAAATTTGCTTTAAAATTTGAAAGTTTAAGAAAAAACCCTTTTTAAAATGTCAGACAATACAGAAACGTACATTGTAAAACTAAAAGACCAAGGTTTTACGTCAGGAATGCAAAAGGCTGGTCAAGTTACTGATCAAGTTCACACCAAAGTAAATGCTGTTAATTCAGCTATGTCGGCGGTGGGTGGCATTGTGGCTGGTATTTCTGTCGTTGCTTTAGGCAACGAAATTGTCAATACTTTGGCGAAATTTGAACGCTTTGAAGCCGTTCTTACTACTACTTTAGGAAGTCAGTCCGCTGCACAGACAGCAATGACACAAATCACAGAATTTGCAGCAAAAACGCCGTTCGAAGTGGACGGCTTAACTGACAGTTTTGTAAAATTGGCGAATCAAGGGTTCGTTCCTACTATGTCAGAAATGACCAAACTTGGTGACCTTGCGAGTTCTAAGGGCAAAGATATGAATATGTTAGCCGAAGCGTTAATTGACGCCCAAGTTGGCGAATTTGAACGCTTAAAAGAATTCGGAATTCGCGCTTCAAAAGCTGGCGACCAAGTAAGTTTTACTTTCAAAGGACAGACAAAGACAATGAAAATGTCCGACGAAGCCGTTAAAGACTACATTTTAAGCCTTGGCGACCTTAACGGAATTCAGGGTTCAATGGCTGGAATTTCAGCCACTACAGGCGGGCAAATATCGAATTTAGGCGACACAGTAACGTCTTTATATTTAAAACTCGGTACCAAATTAAAACCCGCTATTTCTTCGGTAATTTCGGGGCTTATGACTGCGGTCGGGTGGGTTTCTTCTTTTATTGATTGGCTGACAGCTGGAAGCACAGGCGCGCAAGCGTTTGGCGTTGTTATGGCTATGGTCGGCGGCGCTTTACTTACTTACGGCGCAATTACGGGCGCTTTAGCTATTAAAACCGCCGTACTTACAGCTTATCAATGGTTACTTAATGCAGCAATGACGGCGAACCCTATCGGTATAGTGGTCGTCGCTATCGGTGCGCTTATTGCGGGCGTGGTTATGGCTTACCAAAAATTTGACACCTTCAGGGCTATTGTAAACGGTTCTTGGGCTGTTTTAAAGCAAGTCGGGTCTAATATAATGGGAATGTTTTCAAAAATCCCTGATATGGTCATAAAAGCGTTTACACAAATTCCGCTGGCTATAAAAGAAGTTTTTTCAGGTGTCGGCGACCTTTTCAGCGCTATTTTTTCAGGCGACTTTTCAAAGGTTCCTGATATTTTGAAAAATATCGGCGGAAATTTACTAAAAACGAACCCTGTCACGGGGTTAGCTGGTCAAGTTTTTGACGAAGTTACCAAAGGAACAGGCGACGCTTTCGGGCAAGCTTATGACGAAACAATGGTTAAGGCTAAAAAAGACAAAGCAAGCGCCAAAAGCAAAAAAGCGGGTGAATCTATTATTCCGACAATACCAACGGCGGGCGGTGGAAAAGACAAAGGTCTTGGCGCTGGAATTTCAGAAGTTCGTTCGACGGCTCCAAAGAATTTTTATATAAATATCGGTAAATTAGTTGAAGAACTGAATATTAACACAACAAACTTGACAGAAGGAAGCGCAAAAATAAAAGAAGAAGTTACGAAGCTTTTATTAACAGCGGTTAACGATATGCAAATAATTTCTGAATAATGACTACATTCAAATTCGACATAGGAAGTTTTAAACAACCAACAAAGAAACGACTTCGGATTTTCAAAGGTTCGCCTTTGGCTAACGAAGTAGACGAAGAAGCGTTTGACAAACGCTCGCTTTTCGGTACGCCTGTTTATTCAAATTTAGAAATCCCGAAAGGCGAATATACCGACCTTGACGGTAATATTATACAATTCGAAGGTATTCGAATTGATACGGTAATGTTTGACGTTTCACAAGAACGAAACATTATAAGAACGCAAATAAGCGGTCGAAATGGAACAGTAAAGCAATTCATTTCTGACGGTGATTTTGTTATTAATTGTACGGGTATAATAACAGGGCGTTCAGTAGAACAAGGCAAAGCTTTTCAAGTTCAAAACGTTGTCGGTGTTCCTGAAGAAGAAATTCGAAAGCTTCGCGCTATTTGTTCAGTCCCGCGCGAAATCGAAGTTGTTTCTGAATTTCTTGACTTTTTCGGAATTACTACAGTCGTAATAAACCAGCCTTCTTATAGTCAAAAAGAAGGTTCACGCGGCGAAATTATTTTTCAAATGCAAATGTACAGCGACGAACCTATTGAATTGAAATAAGATGCTAAGACCTTGGATAAAAATACAAATCGGAAACGAAAAATTTTCTTACGTCGTAAGCGGCGAAACGTCTTCTTCGTGGAAAAAATTCACCGACACAGCAAAAATTTCGATACCTGTTAAGGTTCGAAAAGACAATAAAACTATTTTCGTAGGAAGTGAAAACCTTTTTAAAAAGGGTGATTTTGCAACGATTTCGGTCGGATTTTTTCCAAACATTGAAAAAATTTATGAAGGCTATCTTACCAAAATAACGCCCAAAGACGTCGTTGAAATGGAATTTGAAGACCCAAGTTGGATTTTAAAACAAACGAATTTAACAGTTTCTTACAAAAACATAACACTTGAAGCCCTTCTTAATAACTGTCTTAACGAAGCTATAAAAAAGGCTTCGCCAAACGTAAAGGAAGCGTTACAAAAGATAAAAATAAAAGCTGTCGGCGCTACTTTTCCAGCGTTTAGACTTACAAATGTTAATATTATTCAAGTTCTTGACGAATTAAAAAGCACTTATTCGCTGACTTCTTTTTTCAGGAATCAAACGCTTTTTGTTGGTCTTGCTTATAATGCTGACGGTAAAAAACACACCTTCGAATTTCAAAAAAACATTCTTGACGGTGATAGTTTAGAATACAAAAAAGAAGACGACGTTCGAATAAAAGTAAAAGTTACTTCGATGCTGGAAAATAACCAAAAAATCGAAGTAGAAGTTGGCGACACGGACGGCGAACAGCGTTCAATATTCGTTTACAATGTCACAGACCAAGCTGAACTTAAAAAAATAGGTGAACGAGAAAAAGAACGTTTAAAATATGAAGGTTTTTTTGGTACCTTTGACACGTTTATTGAACCAATTGTAAAACACGGCGACGAAATCGAAATTATAGACAAAAAACACCCTGAAAAAAACGGTATCTACTACGCTGAAGCTGTAGTTCAAAGGTTCGGAACAGGCGGTTATTTTCAATCGATAACTTTGGGCGCAAAAATAACAGTTTAAAATGAGTGAAATCGCTGACATAATCAAGAAAATGACCAAAACCAAGGAAGAAATCTATTCTTGTGTTTGCACGGTCACGGAAATTGACGAAGAAAAAAGGCTTATTTCTGTCAAACCAAACAACGGGGCGGCTGAAGTTTTTGACGTAAGGCTTCAGGTTATCGTTTCGGCTGCGCTGGGGCTTGTTGTGTTCCCTAAAAATGGAAGCGAAGTAATAATTAACTTCTTATCAAAAGAATTGGCTTACGTGGCTTTATATAGCGAAATAGAAAAAATTCAGCTTAATATTGGTGAAATGTCTTTTTTTATTGACGCGTCAAATATGAATTTAGCTGTTGACGCTATTGACATGACCGCCAGCACTACAGAAGTAAGTTCAGACAACGTGACGGTAAACGCCAACAGCACGGAATTAAACAGCGACAACGTAGAAATAAACAGCACAACGACCAAGGTCGTAACCACAAGCTTTGAAGTTAAGGGCGCGAATATTAAGCTTTCAGCGCCTTTGGTTGACATTATTGCTGGGGCTGTAAATATATCGGGCGCGGTCGCTATTACGGGCGCGGTCGCTATAAACGGCGCTATTACCATAAACGGCGGCGGCAACGGTGGCGTTCCATTGGGCGGCGCTTTGTCTACTGAATTAAACAAAATAAAAACTGACTTTCAAAACTTGAAGGCAAAATTTACAGCTTGGTCACCCGTAAATTACGACGGCGGCGCAGCTTTAAAAACACAACTTAACAGCTGGACGCCAAACACAACCCCTGTTTCGTCTTCGGCAATTTCTAACCCACAAGTAAAACAATAAAAATGGCTGATATTGTAACAAAAGACGTAAAATTTGAAGAAGACATTGTTATTGTTAACGGTGATTTCGCTATATTTGACAGCGACGAAGTTCATATTGAAAACATTTTAAAAGCAAATAAGGGCTATTTCTTTGAAACGCCGCTTATAGGGCTTTCAATTGTGAAAGAAATCAACGGTTCGAAGTCAATTCAGGAATTAAAACAAGACGTTCGTCGTCAGCTTGTTCTTGACAACTTCAGCGTTCAAGTGGTTGAAATAGCTGAAGGAAAAATTAATATAAACGCAAAAAGGCTAAAATAATGGCAAAAGCTGTAATCATAGAGAATCAAAGCGTCCTTGATGCTGCTGTTCAATACCTTGGAAACTTAGAAGCTGTGTTTGATTTTTGCTTTGAAAACGGTAAAAATTTGACTGAAGACTTGTTTTCGAACGAAGTTGTTGAAATTCCTGAAAGCTTAGATAAAAAAGCCGACGTTTCGAACTATTTCGCTGAAAAAAGTATTGAACTTGCGACGGGTTTTCCATTAATCGAAGAAATCGAATTTGGAATTGGTGAAATGATTATTGAACAGACTTTTATTGTAACTTAAAAATAAAAACAAATGAAAAAACCGATTGACGTTTTGAAGACCTATTTCGAAACAGGCGACACCCCTACAGAATCGCAATTTGCTGACCTTATAGACAGTTTTATACATAAAGACGAAGGTTTTGTTATCACAGGAACAGAAAACACGCCTGAAGGGCTAATTATTACTTTTTCAGACGGTTCAACTGAAACCTTGCCGATTTTTGTATTGGAAAATCAAGAAATTTCGTTTATTAATGGTTTACAGGATTTTATTGACGACGTAAGTAATTTTATTACAAACTTACAATTGACCGACAATAATTTTACAAATCAAAATTTGCAAGACCTGAACACTATGCTTGAATTTTTTAATGAATTTTCAAGTTTTACGGGTGAATTAAGCGTTTTGACGTATAGTTTTGGAACATTCATAAATAACGGCGGACTAACACCTTCAGACCTTGTGGCAAGTATTACGCCGCCAATAACGATTGAAAAAGGTCAACTTTTAAGAATTTTTTACAAAGAAGCTGACTTTTCAGACGGGAACAAAGCCTTAAAAGATTTAAGCGCTACTTTCGCCCTCGCTTCAGGGACTTATGGACTTGGTCAAGAAAACGAAGGAATTGAAAACGCAATCATAACAAAAGACGGGTATAATTCCGATACAAGAACCTTAATTTTAAATAGAGATTTTAAAGGCTTTGGAATTAATAGGGCTTTTATTAGCGGTAATTTTTACGACACACAAAACCAAGCTACTTTTAACGTAAAAGCTTATCAGTATTTAAACGGCGTAAATTTAGCCGCAAAATCTTTGCGTTACTTACAAGTAACAGAAGAAGAAATTGAATTTGAAGATCCTGAACTTGCAAACGAGTTTAACGGAACAACTATAAAAGCGCACTTAAATTTTAGTCCTACAGGCGAAGACTACACAGACGGCGAAGGGTTTAATTCTGTTTTAGTGCTTGAAAACGAAAGCGCTACAGCTGGAACTTTTATAAAAGTTAGTATTGGTTATTTTGGTAGCTTCAAAGGTTCTTTTTTCCCAGCAATAAAACTGACAAAAACAACTTCAGGAACCGAAACAATACGTTACGCAAAAATTACGGCTTGGTCACCTGAAGAAAACGAAGGAATTGAAACAAATTTCGAAATGTTTGTTGAATTTGGTTTTGACGGTACGACTTTAGCGGGTTTTATTGTGGTTAATAATCAAAGTTTTGACCTTGAAGACGACACAAAAGTTGAAATTTTAAACGTTTCGCAAGCTGAACCTTTTACGCCTACTTCTTCGGTAAAAATTGGTTTTCCTTCGCAAAACACGGCAAAATTTAGCTTAAAATACTTCAACTACAATATAAACACCAGCGAAACTGAAAGAAATTATTTTTGGTTAAACGAATCGGGTGCGACTTTCAAAAACGAAAAAAGAACCATAACAGTAAATAAGAACTCGGCGGCTACTGTTGACGCTTTAAAAGGCGGGCGTTTGTACTATAAAACCAACGTGAACAAGTTTAGCAACGAAATGAAGTCTTTGCTTATTGACGACTTGGTTGATTTTATAAGAGGTGACGAACCGAAGATTTATAAGGCTACAACTAACCAATCAGCTGGCGACGACCCTACAGCAACAGTTTTAAAAAATACTATCGGAAATATTGTTTGGACTCGCGACGATGACGGGTTTTATATCGGCACTTTAGCTGGCGCGTTTCCTGAAAATAAAACTTTTGTACTTGTTCAAAATTTTTATAGTTCAAGTGGTGACAAAATCTATGCTTATAGAAGCAACAACGACACTATCGTAATAGAAACGCAATCGGCTTTAAATGTAGGTACGGACAGCATATTAACTAAAGTTTCAATCCTTATAGAGGTTTACGATTAATTTTATATATTTGCAATATGGCACGCAAAATAAACGAAATACAAGAAATAATTTTACAACGTAAGGCGCTTGCGCCTTCGTTGTCACCTTTGGAAGTTCTTACAACTTCGGAGCAAAACACGCTTGAAAATTTAACCAGCACGTCAAAGGTTTCTATTTGGCGCCTTTGGGTTTATATTTGTGCTTTTGCTATTTGGACGCTTGAAAAAATTTACGACGCTTTCAAAATAGAAGTTGAAGAAACTATTGCTTTGAATCAAATCGGAACTTCTTCTTGGTATCGAAACAAAATGCTTGAATTTCAGCTTGGGTTTCCGCTTACTGAAATGGCTGTTTACGATAATACAACGGCGCTACAAGCCGAAGTTTTAGCCAGCAAAATAGTAAAACAGGCAGCTGTTGAAGAAATAGGCGGTCGCTTGAAGATAAAAGTTGCAACAGAAAACAGCGAAGGCGAACTTATTCCTTTGGAGCCAGCACAGTTTGACGCTTTCAGAAATTACGCCGAAGCTGTAAAATATGCTGGAACCCGTTTAATTATAGTTTCGCGCATTCCTGACGACTTCAAAACAGATTATACAATTTATTACAACCCGTTAATTTTAGACGCTTACGGCGCACGTTTAGACGGCACAGACAACGAACCTGTTCAAAAGGCGGTTAAAACGTTCCTTCGAAATTTAGAATTTAACGGCGAATTGATTCTTACTAAATTAACCGACTATTTACAAGCTGTTCAAGGGGTTGAAGAACCCGTTTTAAATTCAGCTTCGGCGAAATACGGCGCTTACGGATATTCGCCTATAAACGAATACTATATTGCTGACGCTGGTTATATGAAACTTGACCTTGCAAATACAACCTTTCAATTTATAGCGCGTGAATTATAATAACATTTTTAACGTAGATTTTAGCAAGCTTGCGCTGCTTTTGACGCCAATTTTTTGGCGCAAAACGGCGTTTGTTGCTTATATTTATTGTTTTGTTGAACCCGTTAAGGTTCTTCACGACGAATTTAAGGTTTTTAGAAGAAAATCTATTTACAAAATCGTACATAACGGGCAAGTTATGCTTTTGGAAAAGGTACTAAATGACGCTTTCGACGTCGAAGAAAGACGAATTTACATAACCGACAGCATAATAAACGACCCGACTTATTTATATTCTATACCTGAAGCGCGCCCCGTATTCCTTGGGACAGCTTATTTGTATGATTTTAGAGTTTTCGACGAAACTGAAATTGATTTTTACGTTGTTTTTCCGCTGGCTTTAAAGCCTGTTAGTCCGTTCGATTTACTTAACTTTGAAAATAGAATAAAAGCCTTGATAAATTACTATAAACTTGCGTCTAAGCGCTATAAAATTATTTGGATATAATGAACACACTAAAACTATTTGCGGGCGGTTTTCCAGCTACGATTGAAACCTTGGCTTTCATTCAAGACGCTTATAAAAAACCTTTAAGCGCTGTGTCAAATATGGCTGGCAACAACGCTATTCTTGACGGAATCGTTACAACAGGGACTTTGATTTCAGAAGGCTTTTTTGTTAAAGACAAAGAAGTTATTTTTTTTAAAGCTTCAGACGTTGGCGCGACTGTTAAAATTGTAGAAAAAACGATTCAAGTGCCTTACAACGAAGATACGAACGGCGACGGGAACCTTGACTTAAAAGACGCTTACGTTGAAAAATACGCGACAACAAACGCAACGCTTGACGCTGGCGAAGTATTGATTTCTTCTTTTGATTTTTCTGACCTTGTTCGTATTTCTAACTTCAGAAACTTGACGCCTGTAGGTGCCGCAATGCTTTGGTTCGACGAATTAAACATTCCAGCTGGCTGGGCTGTTTGCGACGGCACAAACGGGACGCCTGACTTGCGAAATAAATTTATAAAAATGGCTGGCGCTGAAGCTTTAGTCAATACAACCAGCGGTTCAAGAACTCGAACTATTTCAACAGCTAATTTGCCAGCACATACGCATACAATGGCAGCGCACACGCACCCGTACAGGGACGGTTACTATATCGAAACTTATGCTGCGGGCGGAATAGACGGCGACGAATACGTTGGCGAAGGTCTTCAAGGTTCAGGTGACACCGACACAAACAACAGATATATAAAATATAAAAATAGAGTGACCACCAGCGGCGGCGGCGGTAACACAGGAAACGGCGGCTTTACAAACACCCCGTTAAATATCGAACCAGCTTATTACGCTGCTATATGGATTCAATTCAAAGGTCTTTAAAATGGTAAAATTTATTTCAGATAATTGGCAAATTATAGCTGGTCTTGTTGGGTCAGCTATTGCTTACGTCGGCGGCATAAAAATACAACGTCAAAGCGTAAGAACTTCGGAACTTGAAAATCTTAAAACGGTTCGCGAAATGGAAAAAACACTTTTAAACGATATGAAGCAACAGGTTGACCAAATCGTTGAAGTAAACAATTACCTTAAAAAAGTAGTTGACGAACAAGAAAAAACTATAAAGAAATATAAAGAAAAATACGGTGAACTATGAGTAAAACAAAATTTTTGATTGACAACGGTCACGGCGGTATTCTTAACGGAATTCCGCAAACGGCTGGAAAACGTTCGCTTGATTTTGGCGAAGGGATTCTTTACGAAGGCGTAATAAATAGAATTATAGCCAAAAAAGTAATAGAACTATGTAAGCGCGCGAATATCGACGTCGTTGAACTTGTTCCTGAAGTAATCGACATTTCGCTTGCTGAACGCGTAAAACGAGCCAATAAGTACCCTGAAGCGATTCTTATAAGCATACATTCAAACGCTGCGGCTGACGAAAACGCAAACGGCTGGGAAATTTTCAGCACAGTAGGGCAAAACAATTCTGACCAAGTTGCTGAAGTAATATTTCAAGAATTTAAAGAAGCTTTTCCAAAGGCTAAATTTAGAACAGACACAGCTGACGGCGACAGCGACAAAGAAGTTGATTTTTTCCTTATCAAAAAAACTGTCTGTCGCGCCGTATTGTTAGAAAACTTCTTTTTCACTAATAAAAAGGAATATAAACTTCTTATGTCTGAAAAAGGTCAAAACCAAATTGCTGAAGCAATTTTTGAAGCAATTAAAAAACTAAACAAATGATTTTAAATTTTTTGAAACGATACAAAACGCCACTTATAGCCGTCGCGCTGGTTTGGGCGTTTATAGCCTTCTTGCAATATTACGCTATTAGTCCACTTAAAGAACAGACAAACGAACTGAAAAAAGAGGTTAAAAAGCGAGAAAAAGAAAATGAAGCTTTGAAGCAAGAACTGAAAAAAGACAGTATTTTAATCGTTAAAAAAGAAGCGAAAATTAAGGTACTTGAAGAAAAACAAAAATATTATCAAAATTTAGAACCTAAAATTAAAATCAAATATGAAAAAGCTAAAACTGACTATATTAGTCGCGACGTTATTGAGCGCCGCCGCATTTTCGCAAAAACAGCAAACGAAAAATGACAGTATAAAAGTAGCTGTTATTGATATGGATAAGGCGACCTTTAAAATGATTGAAGGCAAAGAATGTAAAGAACAACTTCAGGCTTCAAACAGCGCTTTATTGAATTGTGACCAAGCAAAAGAAGAACTTAAACAGGTTAACGGCGTTTTAAAGCGTGATTTAATCGTTTTAAAGGACGTAAATAGTAATTTGGAACAAAGTATTATAGACCTAAAGAAAGTAGCTGAAAACGAAAAAACGCGCGGAAAAAGGCGCGGTTTTTTTGGGTTTATTAAAGGCGTAGGCGTCACAGTCGTAGTAATATCGGGCGCCTTGCTGTTTTTTTAAAGCTTAATAACAAGGTCAAATTTTTCAGCCAAAAGCCTTATGTTTGGGTTAATGCGTTCCAAATGCTTGAATTTTTCAATTTGGGTTTTTGGAACGTCTTTTTTTGGTTTCAAATCTTCGATTTTAGTCTTCACAATAGTAGGTTTTTAGTAAAATATTGATTTCTTCAGTAAGTCGAAATATTTCTTTTAAAAGCTTGTTTTGTTGTCCGTAGGTTTCGCAATACGGAAAATAAAAAACGTAATTACTACGCTGCTGTTCGAGTTCTAACAGCGTAGTAATAAAACGTTCACTTGGTTTATTCGCTGGCTTCTTCAATTTCTATTTTTAAAGCGCCCGCTTCGCGGTCAACAAGTTCAATGAATAATTCAATACCTTCAGACTTAGACCAAGCTTGTACTTTTTTGAAGTTTTCCTTATCTACAAGCGAAGCGTCAATTTTAAGAATCTTAACGTCGTTCAACAAGGAAGCCCCGATTTTAAGACCAGCCACAATTTGCGAAGCTGTGTTTATTTGCGTCTTATCGAACGGAAAGCCATTGAATAAAAAGCATTCTTTTTCAATGTCATAAGATAGCCCTTCGATGTTTATTTTTTCAGCAATAACAGCCGCCTTTTTGTCTTTTTCAGCCTGAATTTCTTCGGTCGCTTCGTCAATAGCAGCTTCAAGTTTTTCAATTTGTTCGTCTACAAGCTTGAAGTTTTTTGCTTCTTCAATTTTCTTGTTTATGCTTTCAGAATTTTCGAATTCTTGAACCATTTTTTCAAGCTTCGGGTTCGGGATTGGCTTATTTTCTTCGTTTTTAAGCCATTCGTAACCGCCTTCAATTTGTTCGTAAAGACCTTTTTCAACAGTTACTTCTGTTCCCATTGCGTCAATATATTTGCCGCCGTCTAATTTAGCTAAAATTTCATTTTTCTTACGTTCCAATTCTTTGGCTTGCTTTTCACGTTCAGCAATGCCGTCGGTTACCCTTGTATAATTTTCAGCCTTAGCGCGTTCGAATTCTTTTAAATCGGCTATTTCCTTAGACAGCTTGACAATATCGACAGGCTCCTTGTTTGCGTCTTCAGCGTTATAAAAACCCGTTTGCGTTTGAAGTTCTACAAGCTTTTTTTTGTCGAATTTTCGGCTTTCGCTTATTTCTTCAATATTTTGGTCAATTTCTGTAACGTCAAGACCTGTAATTTTGCAAAAGTATTCGACTTGTTTTGCGTCTGACATTTTAAAGAAGTCGTTAACGTCGAAATCAATTATTCCGATTCTGTTATTTAACCAAGTTCGCGGCGCCTTAACAAATTGGTCTTTTTCTTCAACAGCGTTAAGGTTTTCTATTTCGAAATTTATCGGTGTTTTACCTGTTGAATTCATTTTTACGCGCACAATATAACCGTCTTCAAGTTCGACTTCGATAAGCCCCTTTTTGGCTCCTGTGGTCACAGGTTTTGGCGGAATGTTTTTACCTGTAAGCGCTAACCAAACGGCGTCAATAAAAGACGTTTTTCCAGCTTCGTTTTTGCCAATTAAATAAATGTCTTTTCCTAAAACTTCACCTTCGTAAGCTTTTAGACCTTTGAAGTTTTGTATTTTGATACGCTTAATTTTTGTTTTATTTTCCATTTTCTTTATAGATTAAAAAGCCCCCGAAGGGGCTGTTAGTTTATTAAAAAGGTAAGTCTTTTTTCTTTAGTTTTCCTGTTTCAGAGTCTACAACGTAGCCAGCTGGAACTTGGTCACCAGCAACCCAATTGTCAGGCGTAACGACTTTTTCGTTCGTTGTTTGTGGCTGTGCGTTGACATTTGTCGGGTCAGCAGCTACATTTTTAGAAATAAAAGGGTTTCCGCCCGAAACTAATAATTGATTCAAGTCAATTGGTGTTTCTGTGTACGCTTCAATAATAGCGTCAGAAGGTTCGCTTGGCGGTTCGGGTGTGGTCATATATTCTGTGTCCATTCCTGACCCTTTTTTTGTAATTACGATGTCGTATTTTTTAGGGTGTCCCCAAGCTGGTTTTTCAGCCAAAGCCAAAAGCGACGAAATAACGTCTTGTTTGTCAAGTTCGAAAACTTCAATTTTTTGGGTTTTGTAGTTCCAAACTATCAAGCCCCAGCCGTGTTTTACGCTGTCTTTTTGGTCATTACCTTTTTGCGGCTTTGCTTCGCCTTGTTTAAAAGGGTGACGAATTGGCTTGCCGTCGCGCCATTCAAGCCACATAAGTAAAGGACTCGACAGGATTCTAAATTTGTTTTCGCCGTTTTCTAATTTAGTGAAACCGCCCGCACTCGTAGGCTGTTGATAGCCCGCTGGAATAAAGTCATTCATTGTTTAAAGTATTAAAGTTATAATTATTTATTTGTAAGCGTTTCCGCTAATGTTTCAAGTTTTTCAGTAATGTCTTGGTCTGTCTGTCTTAGTTGCAAGACATTACTAATTTGTGACCGCTTTTTTACGTTGTCAAGTTCAGGATATTTGAATATTAACAAAGAAGTTATTCCGCTGGTCGGTAACTTTTTCTTCACGTTAATAACGCGAATTTTAAGTTCGTCGTTTAACGGTTTGCTTTTCTTTTCTTTCAAAGTAGGCTTTTTTTCAGGTTTGTCTTGTTTTTCCATTTGTTATCTAAGCTTATTTTCTACAGAATGTAATTGTAAGCCCGCCGCGAAGTCTTATTTCAACCTTATTTTCGGTTGAATTCAAAGCCCTTTGAAAGTGGCTGTAAGTCATTTTTTCGGCGTCCTTAGCTTTTTCTAATATTAACGGGTAACGACCCGCACCGATTAAGCTGGTTTTTTTGTCTTCGTCAAACTTATAACGTATTACAAAATTTTGATTTACTTCAGTTACAAATTGTTTCCAATCCATTTTTATCGTTTTATTATGTCGCAAAGTAAAAACAAACTTTTCAATAAAAAAAATTAAATTGCATTTTTTTTTGCAAATTTTTTTTACTAAGTTTGCAAACGTTATTTAATCGATAAAAAAAATATGAAATTAAGACCTTACCAATTCGAAGCAAAAGACGGCGTTCGCCAATGCTTCAAAAAAGGGAAAAAGAAAATCATTCTTTGCAAGCCTACAGGTTCAGGAAAAACCGTAACTTTTGCCGATATTGCGCGCGAAAGCGTCGACAATGGTTTTACTGTTATGATTGCGGTCGACCGTTCCGAATTATTAGAACAAGCGCGCAAAAAATTAATTGATTACGGGTTAAACCCCGCAATTATTACTTCAGGAAAAACAATGCGTCAAAATGCTGATTGTTACGTTGCAACGGTTCAAACTTTAGTAAAGCGAAGGTTTCCAAAAATCGACTTATTAATTATTGACGAATGTCACAAGCAAATTTTCGACAAAGTTCTTACTTCTGAAGCTTATCTTGACGTTTTAACTATCGGAGCCACAGCGACACCTGTTAGAACAGGAAAAATGACGCAATTGAGCGATATTTATGACGACATAGTTGAAACCGTTACAATTAGCGAATTGATTAAACAGGAATTTCTTGTTCCAGCAATAACTTATTCCGTAAAAGTTGACGCTTCAAAACTTAGAATAAAAGGGAACGAATACGATAATAAAGAAATGTTTAATATGTTCGACAAAAAACCGCTTTACGACGGCGTTGTTGATAAATACAAACGTTTTACGCCAAATACAAAAGCAATTTGTTTTAACGTAAACGTCGAACACAGTAAGAAGGTTGCACAGGCTTTCAATGAAGCTGGCATTTCAGCTGTTCACGTTGACGGTACTACACCAAAACTACAGCGTGAAAACATTTTTGAAGCTTTTAAAAAAGGGCTTGTTCAGGTACTTTGCAATGTTGATATTGCAACTACAGGCTTCGACGAATGGACTATTGAAACCGTTATTGTAAACCGTGTTACTTTGTCGTTATCTTTATGGCTTCAAATGGGCGGGCGTGGTTCAAGAATTACGCCTTCAGAATTTCAAGGCGTTAGTGGGTACCTTCAAAAAACACACTTTAACCTTTTAGATATGGGCGGAAATGTTTATTCGTTGGGATTTTGGGAACAAGACCGAACTTGGTCACTTACACACAAGCGCGGCGAAAAACTCGGAATTGCACCCGTTAAAGAATGTCCTGAAAACAAATTTGACGAACGCGGTTTTAAAGGCTGCGGCTGTATAATTCCAGCACCAGCGCCAAAATGTAAACATTGCGGGTTTGTGTTCCCGAAAGAAGAAAAAAAGCTTGCTGAAGGTGAATTTATACAAGTTGAAAACTATCAGCTTTTACCGCCTGAATTGATAAATAAAAGCTGGGGCGACCTTGACATTGAACAGCTTGAAAAAGTTCGAGAAATAAAAGGCTATAAACAAGGCTGGATAATTCGTCAAATATTAATGAATGAAAAGCTTCAGCTTTCGGACTATGCTAATTTTAAAGGCTACAAAAACCCCGAAGCGTGGGTTGAAAGAATGGAAAAAATGTATAACTTAAAACAATAAAAATGATAAAAGAAATCGAAGTAAAAGAAGCGCACCATTGCACGGGAACCTGTGAAGCGTGCGAATGTAAAAGTACAAAAAACGAAATGATAACTTTCGAAGCGTCTTTTCGTGCTGAAAGCGAAAAATCTATTTCGGCGCTATATTGGAAAGGGAACCCTGAAGGTACTTCTTGGGCTTGCGCTAAATGGTTTCCAAAAAAAATATGTACTTTTAGCGAAATAAGACCTTACGGGCGTTTTGAAATTACGGCGCCGAAATGGTTTTTAGAAAAATTAAATATAATCGATAAACTTACAATTTATGGCAAATAGAATCACAGAAGCCGACCTTCAAAATATAATGGACTTTTTACGAGGTTCTTGCGGGACGCTTGCGCAAGCCTGTCAGGCTTACGACTACGAAGAAGAAGACCTTACAGCCGAACAACTCGACGAAATAAAACAAGAAATGTTTGTTTGTACTTCTTGCGGCTGGTGGCACGAACAGCACGAAAGTTCTGAACATAGCCCCGACGGTGAAAACTACTGTATTGAATGCGGCGACGAAGAAAACGACGAAGAAGACGAAGACGAATATTAACTTAAAAATCAATAAAAATGTCACAATTTATAAAAGCATTACAAGAACAGCTTCTTCAGGCAAAAAAAGAAGCGCCAAGAGCAGAATTCGCAATTTTAATGAACACAATTGGAATGATAAAATTCAAGTCAGACCTTGAAGCACTTTCACAGCGTTTAATAAAATTCAGCGGAAAAAGTGAATTTTGCGGCTGTTATGTTTACGAAAACAACGAAATAAGAAACGAATTTTTAATTATAAAACAAGTTTAAAAATGCAAATATTAAACACCATAAGAATTGAAACGATTCTTTTTTTAGACATCGAAACAGCTCCAAATTGGCTGAATTTCGAAGAAGTACCGCAAAAAGTAGCTGCTGAATGGATTTATAAGTTCAAGTTCAGACCTGAAGCGCCGAAAATGCCAAGCGCCGAAACTATGGAAAACGTTAACTATAACAGCGAAATACACAATAGAAACCTTGCAAATTACGGAAAATATTTTGCAGACCTTTGGACGGCTGAAGCTGGTCTTTATCCTGAATTTAGTCGCGTCGTTTGTATTTCTGTCGGGTTTATGTTTCAGGGGAATTTTTACCTTCGTTCTTACACAGACAAAAACGAAGGCTTGCTTTTAAACAAGTTTAAAGCTGACCTTTTAGAATTTAACAGATCAGTTATTGACGCCCGTCTTTGCGCACACTACGGCAAGGGGTTCGATTTTCCTTATTTGGCAAAAAGAATGCTTATAAATAGAATTTCTTTGCCTAAAAACTTAGATACTTCACACCTAAAGCCTTGGGAACAAATTAACCTTGACACGCAAGAAATTTGGAAGTTTGGCGGGTTTGGTAATTCAGCGGGTTTGCCCGCTTTGTGTATGGCTTTTGGGCTTGAAACACCAAAAGACGACCTTGACGGTTCGAAAGTTTCGGCGGCTTTTCACGCTGGCGAATTGGAACGAATCGCTGTCTATTGTGAAAAAGACGTTTTTGCGCTGTTGAATGTTTTTAAGGCTATGCGATTAGAAGAACCGCTTGAAGAAAGTCAAATTGTAATTCGTTAGCTATGGCAAAAGCAACCAAAAAAGAACTTGAAATTGCGAAAAAAGCGCTTAAAAAAGTAAAAGTAATTTCAGCCACAGAAATAGAAGGAAAAATTACTATAAAATTGCTGGTTTCTTCTTCGCCCGAACATATAACTATAAATGTAGGCTATGAACAAGACGTATAACGACGCGCTACAAGAACAAGGAAGCCACGGAAAGCCGATTTTCTTAATAAATGTAACTTTGTCTAAGTCGCAAACTTTTGGGGCTTCAAAACGCGTTAAAAAGGAATTTTTTCAAATCAAGAAAATTGTCGCCGCTGGAACCATTGAACAAGTAAAACAAGACCCGCGCGTTAAACTTTCGTGCTTGGTTCAACTTTTAGGCAAACAACAAGCTTTCAAAGCTGAACGTTCAAAATATACAATTGAAGATTTTGAAGTATTATCTTTTCACGGCTATAGTATTATAAAATGAAAATAAGCGAATCAAAAAAAGAAAAAGGTCACTTTTGTTGTGCGCATTCTTGCACCAACAAGCCCGTCAAAAAACTTGGCGGGCTTTGTTATAAGCATTACCAAAGAAAAAGAAGGCAAACCGACCCCCGTAGGAGTTCGATACACACAATTTAAAACAAACGCCGCAAACCGTGGCTTTATTGGAATTGAACGCTTCAGCGTTACCCTTCAGGAATTTCGTGAATTCTGTCAAAGGAACGCTTATATTGTTAAAAAAGGAAGGCGCGGGCAAAACGCGACAATTGACAGACGTTGCAACGTTCACGGGTACCATATTTGGAATATGCAAATTTTAACAAATAGGCAAAACGCCAGCAAAGGCGCGGGATTTCGGGGCGACGAATTCGAACCGCCATTTTAAAGTAAAAAAAATTTGCAAAAAAATTTGCAGGTTTCTGCGAAATGGTTACATTTGCATATCAATAACAATAAAAAAAACACTTTAATAATGAAAGTAAACTTCAAAAAAGTAGTAAAAAACGCGATTGGAAATAATACGATTCAATCGGTATCAATTGACGACGAAGACAAATTTGAAGACGGCGAAACTTGGGCTGTAGTTGTTCACGACAGCGAAAACCTTTCAATGTCGCTGGAAAATTTAAGAAACCTAAAAAAAAGCATCGAAAGCGCTTTACTTATTTACGATAAAAAATTTTAACACAATGAGAAAAATCAAATACGATTTTACAGAAATTGAAGCCATTCTTAGAGAATGCCGCCTTCAAATCGCTAAAATGGCGGAACTAACGAACCCTTATGAAGTGCTGGTTTTAATGCCTGACTATTTTCGTCGAATTCTTGACGAATATTTTCGAGAAACTTGCGGTCAAGCAATGTGCGACGTTTGTTTTGGAACAGGGGCGACCTTTTACGGGGTTAAAAACTTTTACCCTTCACCAAGTAACGAAATAATTATTTCGTGTCTTTCAAACCCATTAAAAGACGAAAGTCTTGAAGTAAAAATTCAATTAAAATAGTTATAAAATGGCAAAAAAAGTAAGAACAAAGGACGAATTTACAAGAAATTGGATAATTCAAAATTCAATCGAAATCGTTGGTAGGTACAAGGCGGGCGTCTTAACAATTAGAGGGCTTCACTATCAACTTGTAGGGATTGGAATGACAAACACAATACAACATTACAAACGAGTTGTTGAAGCTATGATTCAAGCGCGTTGGGCTGGTCAAATAAGTTTTGAAGCTTTTAGTGATCACGACCGCGAAGTATTGGGCGCTACAGACTACAGCGAAACAAATGTTGAAGACACAGTTCAACAAAGAAAAAGTTATATCGATTACTACATTAGAACCTATTATAAAAACCGCTGGGAAAATCAGCCTTTTGTTCCTGAAGTATGGATTGAAAAAAAGGCGCTTCAGGGTGTTTTTAAAGACCCGTGTGACGAATTAGACGTTGCTCTTGCACCGTGCAAAGGTTACCCTTCTTTGACGTTTTTAAACGAAGCACGCGAACGATTCCAACAAGTAAAGAACAGCGGCAAAATTCCTGTTATATTGTATTTCGGCGACTATGACCCAAGCGGTGAAGATATTCCGCGAAGTATTGAAGAAAATTTTACGCGTT